AGAAAGCAGATTAGCAGAAGACTTGACTAATACGCTATGGGAAAGAGACGAAGAAACAGACAAGATATTGCATGAAATCGATGACGATACTTGGCACCCGAATGCTCTTATGGCAGCGTTATATGTTTCTAGATGTTATGCAAATGAAGTATTGAATCTTGTTGATAGAAATAAGATGGCTAAGAATATAGTGGAAGATATAAAGAATGGAAGATAGATATTTTGAAGACCACTGGATAGCTAAACAAAAGACTTATGAGATGGCTATGTGGCTGATGAATAAAGAACATCTAAGTTGGGCCCAAGCGTTAGAAGCAATGGATAGATTAAATAATGAAGGATTACTCGACTTATACTTCACTAATTACTATGAGGAGAAACAATTTGAAAGAGATAGAAATAAACTCAGAGAAAAGTATACAGAAGAGTAAATCAGCCAGAATGTCCTTAACAATGAATAATACGACTCGCTGTAGCGGAAATTGCTGTTATTGTATGGCCGCTAGTAATATGGACTATACATTATTGACAGAAAAGCAGTCTGTAGAAGCATTAGAGCATATAGACGATATGATGTATGCTCAATGGAAATTTGATCCAGAAGCTATAGAGAAAACGCTTACTTCTGATAAGAGAATGATGGATGCAGATGAATGGAATATTGATACTTGGGGTGCTGATCCGGTAACAAATTTCAAATGCTTAAAGGATATGGTTAATTGTATTAAGCTTATTGCTCTCAGATACAATAAGAAAGTTCATATATCGACTTCGACTAACGGATTGCCGCTAATGAGAGATGATGTTACTGAATGGTTTCTTAATAATGACGTAAGCATACAATTAAGCCATGACGGATTAGGCCAGAAATACAGAACCGGTAATTTTAATCCATTAGATATTCCTAATGTAAGAAAGCTAATGAGAGCTGGTAAACTCTTATGTATAAACGCAACGCTTAATGGAAAGAACTGGAGCTTGTTTGCTAACATGAATTACTTTAATAAGTATTTGAAGCAGATATTCCCAGAAGTATGGAATAAGCAGGATTATACAGAGGAAGAAGTAAAGAAAGCATTAGGACTATACAGGAAGATATACATAAAGCTTAATCACATTATGGACGAAGACGGAAGTCAGTTTAACTTTACTGGCCGCGTTTTAGACGATTATATAGAAGATTGGTTTAAGATTTGGCGTAAAGATATGGCTGGTGGATGTAATTATCTTGAATATATGCCCTATATGAGATACATTAGAGAACAATACAAGAGAGGTAGCGATTTCAAAGATAATGGTAATATGTGTAGAGCATTTCAGATTGGGGCTATAGAGAAAGGCGACCATATGGATAGTACTGGACGATATTGCCAATGCAACTTAATAGACGCTGACCATAATGTAGCTAATCCGACTAATGAAAATCCAGAATATTGTAAGGATTGTAAATACAAGAACTCTGGTGAATGCAATATGTGTGGATCTGTAAAGAAAAGAAGTGATAAGTGCGAATACTACTATAGGTGGAATCAATTTCTTGAGATTTCTAGATATAACGGAGGATTAAATGGTCATAAGTCATCGAGAAAGTAGCAAGAGGCAGACAAATAGTATTCTTAATTCTTATTATAATGATACTCTAGAAGATTATGAATCTTTAGTTGAGAAGAACTCTAACCTAGTAACTTATCAGTATAATGTAGCTAAGAGCATAAGTAAACTTAACACGGCCTTATTAAACTATTTTAAGGCCGCTCGTTATATGTATATGCTAGAGAAGAGATTAGCTGATGTGCTAGAAATACAATTAGACTGGAGCCAATTGGATTTTGCTAATACATATCAAGAGGTAATGGATTATGACCTTAATAACTAAAGAAGATAAAGACAGCTATAATTCTGTAGTAAATGACATAAATCAGAAGATTAGCGGCTTAGTTGATAGAATAGAGAGTCTAATTAAGTTATCAGAAGATAATTCAGAATCTGCTAATAGTCAATTGAATGTTCTTATAAATAAAGCAAATAATTTGAAGACATATGTAAATGGGCTATTAGTAATAAATAAGCAAATAGATAGAGGAATGCCATCTAAGTGTGATTACTCTTGGGTATATACGGAGAAATCATATAACTGTGATGATAGTGACTCTTGTGGAGAATTATCTTAAATGTTATTTATAAGAAACTATAATGCTAAGTCATTAGACAGAAGCTCAGTATCAATGATTGACAAGTATAACACTAGACTAGATAAAGTTGGTGAATTACTTAATAAATTGTCATCTCTTATAAACAATTTGTTATCTTTAATTAGAGATATCAGAACTTTATTAGGACAAAGTAAACAAAGAATATATAATAACTTAGACCAGGCAAAGGAAGTTATAGAAGGAAACGGAATAACTGGAACAGAATCTACTATTGAAGCTATAGAAAGCGCACTAGAAGCTGGCGATAAGGCTATAGATGAAGCAGAAGCTAAATTAGAGGGTATTGAAAGAGCCGTAGAATGTGACCAAGAATATTGTAATGATACTAACATAGACGCGGCATGTGGCGAAACAATAATACCAGAAACAGAAACTGATGGAATAGAAGACCTTACGGATTGTAGTTATTGTAGTTACACATTTACTTCTACTGGCGGCGAAAATCCCTGGAGTGAAAATTGTTCAGTATGTAACCATGGGGATTGTACTGTTGACATAAGTTGTGATGAGAATACTTCAGTAGTTGTTAACGCTGACTGCACTGTGACCAATACTGTAGATCAATCTTGTAGTCAAACATATATATTTGATGAGGACTGTACAGAACGTTGGTGTTCATTCCATGGAGATGATCCACCTTCTGATTGTCCATTTACATGTTCTCACGGTTCAGATTGCCAGCAATTACCAATGCCAGAGGGCTGTACTTATACTTGTATAGATAATGGATCATGTAATTATGATGAGGCCTGTAGTGAGTGTTCTTATTCTACATCTTGTAACCAAGCAGAATCTTGTAACCAATTTGACTGTAGTGAATACGATTGTGGTGAGCCATGTGGAGAAACTTGCCATATGACGAATGACGAAGGTGGCGATAGTGGTAGCGAAGGTGACTGTGGTGAAGGCGAAGAAAGCGACGATGGACCATGTAACCAATATGACTGTAGCGAGTATGACTGTGGTGAGCCTTGTGGTGAATCTTGTGGATTACTCTAATTATTCTAATAACTTATGAACAGTAAAGCTTCAAAATCTCAGATACAATTTCCACCACTTCTAAATCTATGTAATGACAGACCCCATGTAGATTCTACATTTAAGAACTGGGAGAAGAATAATAGTCCATATCTTAATGATATGATTAGCCCAGTTTACATAAAGGATTCGGGTGTATCTGGCGTTTATGATTATTATGGACGAAAACATCAGATAGTAAACGGAAATTGGACTATTGACGGTACATCATATATATCAAACCTTAATCACAAGTTTACAAGAACAGTATTAGACAACTTGGATATGTTATCTGTTGCCTTTGACAACGACGGACATTATTGGTATCTTAATTCTAGTTTACAACTAATGAAAGAAGATCAGGCAATGGTTAAGCTTGAAGTTTCTGGAAGTCTCGTTACTTCAAGAATGGTTTATAGGAATAATAATCTTTACATTGCCTTAATCAGTAAATTAGGAAACAACAGCTATATCAAGTTTTATGTATATGATGTGAACAATAATGTATTGTTCACAAGATTTGAAAAGCTTATAAGTTGGTACAGACAGATTGCCTCTGCTGTGGTTGATACAAACTCTACTTTTGAACAGATTTACATTGATAGCATTGACCCAATAATAAACATAGGATTTGATTCATTCGGTACACCTTGGGTTTCATTAGTAAGCAATTATGGTTCCGCTATTGATACAAGATACAACGGCTTTGCTACATACTGGGGCTATGATGGAAAACAGATTGGAGATGAATTAACTTACAGCACTGACTCAGTTAATTTCAATGCCCCTGTACACTATAAAGATACGGCGTCCGCTTCTTATACTATAGCGAAAGACAATAATGTATTCCTTTCCCATAAGATTGCTTGGACTATAAGGAATCGCACACAGTCTTATATAACCTGGAAAGACTTCAGCGTATGGGTTCTTGTAAGCGACACTAGTGAGGCAGCCTCTATGGGCCTTACTCGCGGAACTGGCTGGTACTTATGTACCGCTACTGACAGCACTGTCACGGGTATCCGTAATCTCCGCGACCAACAGAATAAGTCTTGGAACGTAAGCAATGATTATTATTACCGCTATGATGACTTTAGAGATGACTTCGAGAACATATATTACAATGAAGATGTAGATGGTACATTTACTTATAGTGGCAGCATAAATACGACTTTTACCATTGCGGTGGTTGAGGGTGATTTCGAGACTTTCGCTTATGTAAATATATCTTTCGGAAACATTCAGTTCGTTGATGGCGTAACTGATGAAGGAGTTCCAAACTTTGATGTAAGTTTTAATGTTAGTCTTCCATCGAAACCCGACGTAATCTCACAAGACGGTTGGGACGGTTATAATGTAGACAGGTACTTCAAAGGCACAGAGAATGTAACGCCCGGCGTAAATGAGATGGGACTTAATAACACAGCCCAACTTGTAGTATTTTATAATTCTGAATATAGTGACCCTTATGGTGAGCCTTCTGTAGAATGGAATTTACAAGGCATTTTAACCGGAACTACTGTAGCTCTTAAATACGACGGAACTTATACTTATACAATTTCTGCTAATAAATTTACTGCTTATCCTTGCGTAGTTTTGGATAACGGTAGCTTCTATACAATGACTGGATTCGCTCAGCCTACTACAAGTGCATTATCAACAAATGAATGGCTTCCAATGACTGCTTCGGTAAGCTTACTCGGTTCTAAAATAAGGTTTAATTCATTCTCTGAGGCAATTCATACAAACAACACCAACTTTGAGATTAGAAGCAACTCTGTAATCGTAAACCAGAACTTGTTTGCTCAGACGATTAAATATACAAGAAACAGTATCACCCCTGCTGAATTGACTGCTGGAACTAAAGAAAGCGATGATGCTTATGCAATGGAAGTTTATAACAGCAACTGTACTGACTTGAAATACATGCCTGGTACTTCAAGATACACAGGTTTTAACTATTATTCTGATTTCATTCTTAAAGGAAGTACATCTGGTGCTGAGGAAGACAGGTTGGTTTACTGTACTATCGGACACAGAGTTAAGGTAAATCCTGTAGATGGTAATGCCGGATTTAAGCTGCTATTCAATACTACCACTGACAACTCCTGCTATATCCAGGGTATTTCTTGGGCTAATTCTGAGGATTATATAGGAACATTATTGACTCCTTGGCAGGAAGTTTCTGAGGATTTCTATCCTGCTTCTTTCGGTGATAAGGTAATCTACAAGAACAAATATGATGAGATTATAATGATTCAGAGAGTTGAAGATGTGCCAGAGCTTACCTCAATATTTGACAACAAATACATTCTTCTGAACACTGACAATTACTGGAACCTTTATGACTCCTCAAGAAACAAGTGGTTCCATTATGCTTCTGACTGGAACTTTAGGTGCTTGGGCGGAGATACAAGATTCTCAGAAATGAAATGCAATTACGATTCGGTCTATTCGTTTATGTTCAGATACATTGCAGCTTCTCAGAACCAGGTTATCGCAAGAACAGCATCAAGAACTTTATATTCTAACCCGAACATTTATCCTGTTGCTTCTTGGCAGACACCTTTGTATTCAAAGGCAAGAATTTTAGTCGGTAACGAAAGCTTGTATGGAGCAAATGAGCCTGAATTTACTTTGAGTATTCCTTTAGGAATTGATGTTTATTACACAAGAACTCCTAATGTATCTACATCTGGTATCGGAGACGCTTATTACCAATACACTTATTACAATGGCGTAAAGACTTTCAATACGACTATTTCTGGTCAGACTTATACTATAACAACGGCTACTTCGTCATTCTTGAATCCTTCATTATTTGCTACTTATCTTGACGGAGCTGGTAATAACGATTTGGTTTATGACTTGAAAGAAGCATATACAGTTTCTTATTACAATAATGTACCAACATTTATCTACTTGATAAGCAGCGAGGTAAACGGAGCGGATGCATTCTTTGTAATCCAGGGACAGTTCTATGCTATTATGGACGACAAGATTTGTTCAGTAAGTTACTCCAACTCTGCTTTGGCAAGCAAGGACCCAATTATTGACATAAACGGAATGAAGTTTGTTGGAAACAACCCGATGATTGCGTTCTTCTGGTCAGAAAGATACAAAGCCTTCTACAGCTTTACAGGAGATGCGAATCTTGAACACATCTATAACGCAAACAAGTTCAGTAATTTAACCGGAAAACATTATTACGATAAGTCAACTCAGACAATCTATGTTCCGACAGGCGAAGGTCTTTTATGTTTTGGTCCGAAGAACACTTACATCTTGGAGCAATTCAAGAATGTTTCTTTGGTTCAGTTTACTTCTGACAATGTTACTCATATTGAAGATGACAACAAGGATTATTCATTAGTTTATTATGCAACGGACGGGTATGATGTAAATAATGTAATTCTTGAGAGCTCATTCTATGGAGCTGGTGCTACCGAAAGCACTTCTATTGACAGATGGAACATTACTTTATATGACTTGGAAGGTACTCATCCATCTGGAGAGGTAAAGGTAAGCGTTCGCTCACTTACTGATATAACTGTTAAATCAGAGGATAAGACAATAAAGATTACTCCAGATATGTGGGATAAGTGGTCCAATTCAATTCTAATAACATATAACCCGAAGCTTATCAAAGGACAGGGCATTAGAATTTATGTTAATAGTCCGTTTATTATTCAGTCAATTACGGCACACGTTATGGATAATGGAACTGGAACATTAAGCAACAAGAGAGGAATGATTTAATGGATACTAGCAACGTATTTAATGCTAATACAGATTGCGCAAGGAAATACAGTAATTACTATAATAACTGTATAAACTGTTGCGGTCAACAGTATAGCAACGCTGATACATACTCCAATTATATAAGAGACTATATAAATGGCTGTTTATCAAAATATAAGTATTATAATGCTGCTTGTTTAAGAAAGAACAATTATTGGAAGGATATATTTGACCAAGCTAATAAATCATATACGAGCTTAGTAAACCCATTGGTAACAAACGCTCAGGCTAATGCTGATTGTGCTTCTGCTACCGAGCAGTCAATGATAAATGATGCTATTTCGGCAAGACAAGCCGGAATAAATGCAGGTATGGGAAAGGCAAGAGCTGGATTGTTAGGTGATTCTTCTTCTGCTACCAATGCAATTTCTACCGGTAATAACGCTTATGGCTCGTCTATTCAGAACCAAGGGTCTACTCAAGCAGACTATCTGGCAAAGATGGGACAAGCTTGTGCTCTTTGTAATTGTGCTCAGAATATGAATAATGGTGCGTTAATAAATGCACTTGGAGCAGCAGCTCAGGGGGCTGGGCAGGGAGCTAGCCTTGGTGCAAGTTTCGCAGGAGGAAGTAAATAATGATTGGAACTGCAATGATAATTGGAGCAATTGCTGGAGCTGCGGCTAACGGAGTTGCTACTTATGCTAATAATAAGAAACTTGCAAATGCTTATAAGAAAGCAGCTCAGCAATATACGGACGCTACAAATAAATATAGTGGCAAGAATGCTGAGAGAGCAAACTGGACTGCCGGAATGAGAGAAGCTAACCAAATGGGTATTCAGGATTGGAATAAAGCTTCTGCTACTGGTACTGACCCATTCCATATGGATAATTCCAGCAGATTTGCTGAGGGTATGAACTTGGGACAACAGCAACAGTCTCAATTAAATAATGCAAACTTCAATAAGGAAACGGCAGAATCACAAGCTGCTCTTAAACAGGCTGGAGTTGACTATGCTGTTAATAACCAGACACAACAGGCTATTGCAAATACCGCTGGTGGTATGGCTGACTTATATAGAGATATAGGAAAGAAATAAATGAATCAGAATGTAGTTGAATCCGCTAATAAATTAAAGAATTATCCAGCCGATTATATAAATAAAGATGATATACAAGACCTTAGAACTACTGGTGTTAAAGACTTTAGCTGGAATGACAGACCAGTTGGTGATAATACTATGTCTGAATTAAATAATGATCTTAATAATATACCAGTAGAAACTGATAGAGGGATTACCAATGAAGATAGGTCTAAACAGTCTTTAGCTGCATTATATAAAGCTGCTGATCCAATGCATAGAGATGTAAATGTAGATGAAATTAAAACGCCTGAAGAACCTAAGCCTCAGTCTGATAGAGCAGTAAATAACATGTTTAGAAAGAACTTTGGCTTATTAGGTAAGAGAATAAAGAAAGAAGATGTAGAAAACGCAATAGAGAATAAGCCTAATGAAGTAATTCAGTCAGACATGCCAGAGCCCGCTAAAGTTGAGGCAAGACAAATTGTTGAAGATAATGATGCGAGTAATGATGAAGCTAATGATAAGAATGTTGAAGCAGCTACTAAAGAATTACAAACTAGAAATGTTATTCCAGGAAGTGAGCCAGATCCATTAGGCCTTAAATTTACTAATGAAGATAGAGCAAACTGGAATGGCGGAGAAGATAATGCTATTGGTGATAAGACATTATCAGAAATGGATATTGATAAGGCTAGTAGAACCAGACCAGTAAAGCCAGATACTGAAGTTATGGATAGAGCTAGTCCTAAAGGTGCTTTAGGCGCTGGCTTATTATATTCTAGAGACGGCAATATACCTAAGCCATCTGAGGAGTCACCAATAAATGCTCAAGAACTCGAACAGATTACAGAGTCTAATCCGGAACTCGTACAAGAAGCGTTACCAGATACGCCTATTGCTGAAGAAGCAAGACAAATCACAGATGATAGTGACGCTAGAAATGACGAAGTAAATAATAAAGCGGCAGAAGATACTGTAGGCTTAATTGACTGGGATAAAGTTAAAGTTTATAAACCCGGTGAAGATGCTACTGGATATGGTATACAGCAAGAACCATTTGACCCAAGAGTTGAAGAAAATCTAAATTATGACTATGACCAAAATATACCACAAGATGATAATCTTGAAACATCTATAGAGGACACAACTCAAGATTTATCGTCAGAAACAGATGAGTTACCCGATGTAGTAGACTATGGGCTAGAAGACCAGAACCAATATGGCGCTGATTTACCATCAGAAGATGACACAATTATTGATGAGAAAATGGCTAATACAGAGCCTCTATCCGATGATAATTTCGAACCAGCTCCAGAAGCACCATATGCAGATAATGTAGTTCAGCTAAAACAGCAGAAAGAACAATTAGATAAAGAGCTTGAAGAAGCAAAAGCAGAACCAGTAACAGATAAAAAAAGCGCTATTAAGAAACAAAATAGAGTTAAAATGGCTAGAGCTGCTATTGCTAATTTCAACGCGTCTAATCCAAGTTTCAATAATCAAATTCAACAGCCTAATAGCAGCGTTTCTACTGGAGGAAGAGTATCACCCTCTGCTGGAATTGGAAATATAGGTGGAGGAGCATCTGGCCACGGAAGTATGGCTTCTGTGAGACCGACTAAAATGTTTGGTGACAATCATAACAGCATTGCATCAAAAGCTCCATTACCACACGCATTAGAGGATAACCAGGGAAGAGTTGTATCTGTTAATGGAAAAGCTACAACAGCTCCTAGCAGCAATAATAATGGCGCATTCAGAAGTGGCTCGTTCGGCTTAATGAGTAAAGCTAAATCTGATTTGAAGCCTGTTGCAAGTAAAGCACCCGTATCAGGCGGACCAGAACATATGGGAAGTCCTATTGGTGACGCGGGTAAAGGTATGCCAAATGATGCTAACTTAGAAGATGGAAAACAGATTCTTATAGAAAGACTTAAACAGTTACTTACTCAACTTACTGATGAAGAAAAGAGAAAGTTGGGATTCTCACCCGCATTAAATCAGTGGAACGGAAAAGCTCTTACAAGATTGGATGGATATACTTTACAAGATTTAATAGATAAAGTAGAAGAATATTTAGGAGAAAAGTAAGATGTGGGAAGCTATAACTGTTCTTGCCAAGACACCGGCTGCCGTAGCTTTAGTAGTAGGAATATTTGGGCTTCTATTCTATATGATTAAGAAAGGAATGCTCTCATTCAGGGGTAAAGGTGTATCATTAGGAACAGCAGATTCTGAAGCTAAAATAAGGAATATGCAGCAATTATATGCCAAAGCTTTATTTGAAGGAACTGTATCTGATTTACCAAAAGAGTGTGAATACTATCATAAGCGTTTTGTTATTTCTCAATGTTTAGATGAAGTAGAGCGCATGATAAGAGAAAATCATATTACAGATGACGATACTTATATTGAAACAGAGTACCAAATCATATATGCTATAGTACTTAAATATACAGTTATTGAACATTTTAGAAAACAGGAATTTAAGGATTATTTGAAGAACTTAGTTTCTAAGCTTGTAGTACAGCTAGTAAAGATTAGGAAACAATATTCTTAATTCTAATAAATTATGAAGAATAGATGGTACTGTATTTACAAAATTACAAATAAAGTTAACAATCATACCTACATTGGTCAGCATGTATATACTAATGAAGCTGACCCTATGGGGAAATACAGAGGTTCTGGCACTCTATTAAAGAAAGCATATAAGAAATACGGATTCGAAAATTTTGAAATAGAAGTTCTCTACAAGAGAATAAGAGACAAAGAAACGATAAATGCAATGGAGATTTGGGCTATAGAAAAGTATAAGTCAGAATACAACATTTCACCTGGTGGAAGTAAAACAATGACTTCTGAGACTGCTAAGAAAATTTCTACTACTATGAAAGGTAGAACTCCTAATAATAAAGGTAAGCCTTGGTCAGAAGAACGCAGAAGGAAACAGGAAGAAGCTTGGGAAAGAAGAAGACAGAATGGCTATACTATGTCTGATGAAACTAGAGCGAAAATCTCAGCTGCAAATAAAGGTAGACCTGGTTATACTAAAGGTATGAAATTTCCAAACAGAAAACGTGTTTCTGATGAAGTAAGAAAACATATATCAGAAGCGTTAAAGGGTAGAAAGATAACCTGGGGAGACAAAATATCTAAAGCCCTAAAAGGAAAACCAAGGTCTCCAAAGGAGGGTAAGTAAAATGTTGATAGGCAATATAGATATCTCCAGAAAGGATATGCCGTCTTACGAAGACTTCCAATCGAACCCACAAAGGCTATATTTGGTTATGCAAGACCAGCTCAATTCTGGACTCCAAGTTGCTGCTCTTAAACAGCAGCAGACTATGAACAACGCTAACAATGCTAATAGTCAAGGAATGAAACAATAATATGGACAAATCCGAGTTTATTCAAGATATTGAGGCTATTGTAAATAAGAATAGTAGCAGAAGGGGTAAATATCGCCGTAATTTAAGATGTTATTATCACACATATGGGTTAGGTATGACTAACCTTGATGATGCGTCTGTTCCAGGATATTATACGTCTAATGACGCTGACACTGAAGAAGACACATCATCTGGAATTCAAGAGAATCTTATAAAATCTATAATTGACTCTTTGGTAAGTAACATTGAAGATCAGAAAGTAAGGCCTTATTTCAACACGATTAACGGAACTTACAGAGAAATGCGTATTGCAAAACAGGCCCAACAGTTCTTTGACCAGCTATATGACAGCCAGAATGTCAACAGAACTATAACTAAGGCTTTCAAGGATGCCTGTATTTTCGATGTAGGTATTGTATTTATAGACAGGGATTTCAGGACAATCGAAAGAGTTATGCCTTGGCAGATTTCCGTTGATAACAGAGAAGCTGCTTATAACTGTTTGACTAGATTAGTTTGGAAAGCTGAGAATTACCCAGTTACTTTAATTCCTTTTACAGACAGAAAGCTCAAGAAACAAATTATAAATACAAGACAAGACTGCACATTCTACCGATATTGGAACTTAAATGAGCAGAAGCTTATTTACTATATTCCAGAGTTTGATTTCTACAAAGAAGAGGCTTGGGAAGACGTATTACCTTTTGTATTTATCAATTATGATGAGCCAATTAAAGGTTTCAGCAGTAACTCTGTTGTAGACTTACTATGGGGTATGCAGAAGGAAATTGACTTCCTTTTAGTAAAGATCAAGGATGCATCTCAATTAAGCTCACCGCTAAAATATTTGGTACCAGAAAGCTCATCTGTTAAAGTAAATAAGCTCACAAATAGAGTTGGCGAAGTTATTACTTATTCTGCATTACCTAATCAGACAACGCCGCCAGTTGTAGCCGTTACAGAACCATTTATGGACCCTCAATGGTTGCAGTTATTGCAGACACTCAAGAATGAAATGTTTGAGATAATTGGTGTTCCAATGCAGGATATTACTGGTAAGAAACAGTCAGGATTAAATTCCGGTGTTGCAATTCAGACTATGGAAGACATTGGCGACGCGCGTTTCAGTACTCAGCTTAATTCAGTAATAAAATCATATGTAGATATTGCTAAGATTTGTATCAGTGTATTTAATGACGCTGATTCTATACTTCCTTCAGACCCTAAACGAAAGAAGTTTACTTGGGCTGACCTGCAGGAAGTTATAAACCAGTTAGACTTACAATTCAGCGCAGCTGAAAGCTTATCTAAAGATCCACAGACAAGAAGCCAGCAGGTATTGATGCTTGTTCAAATGGGTGTTATTCCTCAGAACAGAATTGCAGCTTTAATGGAATTACCAGATGTAACATCAGGATTCAGCTTAGCTAACCTTTCACTTGAAGCTGCGCAGACTGCTATTGATAAGTGCTTATTTGATGACATTTATGAAGTCCCAGACTATATTCCTACTGATATGTTAATGAGCGAAATACTTAATACTTGTCTTTCTTTATATGCAGCAAATAATAACAATCAAGGTGATATTGATAAACTTATGGAATTATATAAGGTTTGCGCTATGAAGAATAATGAAGCTCAGACTTCTGCTGAGATGGCAGCTACGCAACAGATTAGTAATGACTTAATGGCTGACTTGCAGAATCCTAATGGTCAGATAAATATGGCAATGAACCAAGCAATGCAGCAGGCCGGTCTTGAAGGTGCTTGGGATAATTCTAATTATATAGGAGAACAACAGTAATGAGAAGTTCAGAAGAAATTGAAGCCTTACTTGATAAAGTAGAAGGCCTTATTAAATCATACGAAGACGCTGATAATGAGTATCAGACTAACCAGCGAAGAGAAAATTGGAAGAATAAGTTCGGTAAAAGATTTGCTCCTTATACTGACAAAATTAAACTATTAAATGGTGATGATTTTGACTTAATGGAGGAATCACGAAAGGAGTATGAAGACCAATATTCTGATTTGACAGATGATGAATATTGTAATGCTCTTGAGAACAACATTAAAGCTACTCTTCAGAGAATTTGGCCAGAGGCTGAACCAGAACAGATTGAAGAAGCAACTCAGGAAATTGCAGAAAATGCAAGTCCAGAGGGCGATGAAGGTCTAACAGAAACTCATATTGAAGCTGAAGATAAAGACGGTGATGGCGAGATTTCAGAAGATGAAGTTGAAACACATACCGTATCAGAAGATGAGCCAGAAGAAGAAGAGGAATCAGAAGAAAAGGAATCTGACCCAGTAGAAGACTTCAGGAAAGAACTCGAAGAAGAGAAAGCAAAGATGCCTAAAAGAGGAGAATAATACATGACTCCTGAAGAAGAAGAATTAGAAAGATACAGAAAACAGCAAAGGCAAGAAGCTGGTGAGCAACTGAATCAGATGGCTCGTAATGCAAATGCAGCTAAAGCAATGCCAGAAGATGGCGTAGATTATGCACCTGTAAATGCTGATGTACCAGAAACAACTGATGATACTGAGCTAACAGTATTGCCAAGCGGAACTACTCCAACTGCTCCAACTGAGGAAAGAAGAATAGCTCTTCGTAAATTATTTGCTAACGATAATGAAGGCTATAAGAAGGCATTAGCAGATGAGGGCTTTGATAACGAAGAAACAAATGGTGTTCAGTCTATTCAGCAAGCTTATTATTCTGGAAAGATTGATAAGAATACACGTGATTATATGCTGGCTGATACTATTGCTAAGTTTGCTCGTAATACCGGTAGAGATATTGGTAATATTGGTGCTCAATTTACTGGTGGCTCAATCAATAACAATTACGAAACTTCTGAATGGGATAAACGTAATAGCGCTCTTGCTGGTAATGAAACAACTGCTAGATTGGCGGAACAAGAAGGCTCAGAGGCTAATCTCAAACGACAGAGCGACCTTGAATCTCTTAAACAGCAGAAACTCAATACTGAGAAAGGTGACAAAGCACTTGAAGCTTCCAGAGTTATGAAAGGTTACATGAATGACGCTAAGGCACAGGCAGATGAATTCCGTAAGAATAAGAATTATGCTGCAGCCGAAATATTCGATGGTATTGCTGGTGAATATGCTCTGCTCACTTCTGCTTCAACTTCAGACGTTGGCATAGAAGAACATGTTGGTAACGTAGTTGCTTCTGTTGCCGAAGCCGTTAATGCTGGTTTTATCACAGAAGATGAAGGCTCTAAGATGCTTTCACCAGTTATTTCTATGATGGGTAAAGGCGGAACTAACATCAGTCTTGGCGGTATCAATTTGAACAACAGCTCAAATAGTGATAGTAATACTGGGACTCCAATAGATAATCCTACTGCTAATGACCAACAGGAAGGACTTCATCTAAACACTGGCGTATCTAATGACATCAGAAAGGAATTGACTGAATATTCACAAATGTCTCCAACTAAACAGGACAAACGAATAAGAGACTTATATCAGGAAGCTGGTGGAAATGCTGACAAATTCAAATTAGCTGCACTAGTTGAATCGGGCCAAATTGATCCTAACAGGGTTTATATTGACCCAGTTATTGGTCCGAAGGTTACTGGTAAAGACATTATTAGTAAGGTTGAGAGATGGTCTCAGGATTCGAAGTTCATAGATGACTATGAGTACTACACAAATATGGACTTGAGTAATTCAGAGGCTATTAAGAACATAAAGAGCGAAAGAGATGCTAAAATGCAGGAAAATATTCGCGCAAGGAAGGAGAATACTCTTAGCAAGGAAGGTTTACCCGCAGATGCATCACCAGAGCAAATACAGGCTAAGATAGACGAAATAAAGAAATTACCAGGTTCTGATAAGAATCCTGGAATTCTAGGCAGAATCAGAGCTCTTAAATCTTTGCTTTAATTTCTAATAAATTATAAGAATTCAGTTGAGATAAGTATATGGCGAAACTAATACATATTTCTTAATTCGATTGTGTTCGACAAAATACAATTTAACGCGTCTATTCGTTGGTAAGTAGACAAGGTAATTTAATGGCAGCACAGGCTATTACAGCCGATCAGGCTATTGAGAACATCCTTAAAGTATGGTATAAGGATGGTGTTGAGAATCTCTTATTCAAGAATTCTCCAACAGTAAACGCAATTAATAAAACACGTGTAGAAGGTAAGCAACAGAACTTTGCGGCTATCTACTCTCGTGGTGGCGCAGTTGCAGGTGACTTCCTCATTGCAGAACAGAAAGCAGCTCAGAACGTTAAGAACGCAGAGTTCAAAGTAACTCCAGGTCAGCTCTTCTCTGTATTCTCATACAATGCTAAAGAAGTTCAGGCATCTCTTTCTAAGAAAGGTGCTTACATGAAAGTTGCAGGAAACAAAGCTTTCGCAGCTACTGAAGCTTTCCGTAAAACTTTCGCAGCAGCATTCTTCGGTCGTGGTTTCGGTGAAATCGGCGTTCTCTCAAGCGCAGTAACACTCACAGCAAACACACCAGCAGAAATCGCTCTTACAGACGACGCTCTTATCAAAGTAGCAGTTGGCTCAACTCTTGTTCTTAAAGAGACAGTTGCAGCTACTGAGAGCTTAGTAACATTAGACGTTACATCTATCGATGGAAACTCTATCACAGTTACTCCACGTACTTCTTACACAGCAACTGGTACAGAAGTTGTTTGTATCGCTGGTTCTATGGACGCTTCTGGTGCCCCATATCTTCCAGTTGGACTTGATGCTTGGCTTCCTATCGTAAACGGACGTACAGGAGCTACTTGGACATCTTATATCCAGGCACCATTCATGGGTGTAACTCGTTCAGTTGCAGTTGAAGGCCTTGCTGGTAACTTCGTTAACGGTATTGGCGTTGATACTAAGAAAACTGACACAATCCAGAAACTTATGCGTAAAGTAAGACGCTATGGTTCTGCTATGGACTTTATCGTTATGAACGATGAAGACTGGTTAGACGTTGCTAACGAAATCCAGACTACTAACACTTACTTCACTCAGACATCAACATCTTCAAAACGTAAAGCAAACATTGGTTTAACTAAGCTCACAGCTGGTTTCTCTACCAACTTTATTGACGTTATCTACGACGACCCATATTGTCCAAAAGGCAAATTCTACGTTCTCGATAAGAGCACAGTAGAAATCTGGTCTTATACGAATGCAGATGCAACAGAAGACTCAAATGTTTCTGGTAATGCTTCTGATAAACCAGATCCAGAGGAATCAAACGGTAAAGGACGTGAAAACGACCCATACAAACTCATCATTGATGACTACATCAGCTCTAAACCTGGTGTTTCTACATCTGATGGTATGGCAGTTGAAGTTGCTCTCAACTTCTTCGGTTCAGTTGTAGTTCTTAACCCATCAGTTAACGGTGTTGGTATCTTCCATGATGCTAATACTGCAACACTTCTTGGTTACTCACTCTAATCAAATAACGGGGCTTAAAGCCCCTTTATTCTCCTTTATTAGGTCTCCAGAAATGGAGGCCTTTCTTATTTCTAATAATACATGAAATATTTGGCATCAAACTTAGTAAAACGAGCATTGAACCTCGCTGACTTAACAAATACAGATTTTATTTCTCATGAAGAGAATATCAATTATCTTAATGAGACCTGGCGGGAATTCTACCAGCTATTGATAAATAAAGGTGACAAGCAGTTCGTAGAAGAAGTTCAATTAAGTGGCTCTGGCGTAAACGGATATACAGAATATAAACTACCAAGTGATCTTTATCAGATATTATCAGTTAAACAGCAGAATGGTTCTGTTATTACTCGTAAGAGTGAGAGTGAATCTGATACATCTTTTACTTATGATATAGTGAATGACACGCTAAGATTATTTGGTTGTTCTGGAAATATTATATTGACATATTATACAGTCCCAGAGTTTATAACAATTCCAAATAAGACAATCTACCCGGATGTCAGTTACTCGTCTATAAATGATATGGTAAGCAACATCAGTGATTCCTTTATGGACAGCAATGGCAATGTAATAAATCTTGTTACTTCAGAAGTGGTCGGAACTTCATCTAATGTTGGTCAGCTTATTGGTGGTAAATTGCTCAATTATCAGAATGAACTTTATGATTTAGACGGAAATGACTTGAATGTCCAGTCGAATATTGAAGATGTAAATTATTACATTATTGATAGCAACAATTGCAAATACATAATGAGCGGTGAGTATACATACCAGTTCATAAATGATGTAATAGAATTTGATTACTTAGTAAATAAAGGCATCAAATTTAGTACTGGCGACATACTTGCTTGTGACAGCACAAAGTTCTACTTCAATAATGAAGAGCTTCCGTTCGTTCCTATTGAAACAAATACTTGCCAGTACATTGCAAAATATAATGACCATGAATTTGCGATTTTGGGTGGGTATATATTTGAATACTATAATGGCAAATTACAGAATTATGAGAAATTACAGTATTCTGGAATATTACAATTTGTAACAAAATATGGTCCAGTTATTTATGACGGCGACGTTAAGATAGTTTCAGCACTTCCAGATACAGAGTTTAATTTCCCTAATGAATTATACATAGAAGTATTAGCCGCTTCTCTGGCAGTTAAATACGCAATGAAACAGAATGCTGGCGTAGAAGG